TATAGGTCTACGGGTAATGTCGGGATTGGGTACACAAATCCACTGGGAAAATTATATATAGCCGCTGATTATGACCACACACTTCAAAGACCATCTACTAACTCGAATCATTATTTAGTTTTGAGTAAAACTGGAGCTCAGGTGGTTGACGAGGGACCAGGTATAAGTTTTTGTGGCTCGTATAATGGCGCGAATGATTACCAAGATGTAATGGCGGAGATTAGGGGTGTATGCGATACTGATGGTGGACGCCGAGGTCGTTTAGAATTTTGGACATCTAGTTCTGACGGTATCAATGATGTGGACACACAAGCAATGACAATTAAAAGTGACGGAAATGTGGGGATCGGGACGGCGAGTCCTGATAATAAGTTTGAGGTTACAGACAGCTCCAGGTTTGCCGTTGATGTGAGTAGTGCTGACCATGTAATTGTGGGCAACAAGTACTCTTCAAGTGATAGCTTATCTTTGGTAAGTTTAGGGAGTGTAAATGTATGTTGTGATGCGAACGATAACACGACTGGAAAAGTGATCGACTTTCGAACCAACTCGTACTCGAACGGAGGTACTCTTCTGATGCGTATCAAGGATAATGGTGATGTGGGTATCGGGACGGCAGATACAGGGACACATGGTGCAAAATTAATTGTAAACGGAACGATGGGCACATATATGTCAGGTGGTACGGTTGCGAATAGATTTTATGTGTATAATCCAAGTTTCGCCTCACCTGTTGTAAATCAGATACATTTATCACTTCGTAATTATAACGATACTGCACCAAACCAAACTCAAGCAGATAGAAAATCTGGTTTTTGGTTTGGTCAGTAC